AAAAACCAAGCATTGGCTTGGTGATAGACGGATGTCATATCCATACGAGCTGAGGCCATAACTAAGGAGCTTGCGTTCACCTTCTTTGTTAATTAAGTGATCCACGAAAGGAGAAATCATTTCCTCCCCTTCGGCAAGTTCTTTGATTTCCCAATCGGCCAGGACGCTCATGGATCCTTGTAATCGTCTTTCAGTATACAGAAATCAAGCGAGAATATGCCCACGCTCTCCATAGATATCTATGAACTTTTGAGTAGCGTCCCCTGACATATCCGTGGGCGGCAAGTAGACAACAAATGAAGTGCACGTCTGGCGCCGTGAAAATTTACTTCCGTCATACTCCTGCAAAACAGGTCTCGTCCGCAGTATGCACATCGGGAAGCTAAAAATCTTAGGCTCGTAACGAATCATGTCAGGGCAGTTGCTGAAATACAGACCCTGCTCTATTTCACCGGAGATCCAGGCATGGTACATACGCCGAAACCACACAGCATGCGACGACGTGAGTGATACAGCAGATGCCCTTGTTTTTTTCCAACGAGAAGTTTTCTTATCCCAGAAGTACATACCCGCTGGTGGAAACAAGTAAGCCTTTCCGTACCACTGTTGTGCATTCAGACCATCGTCCGAAGGCGTGTAAAAATTTTCGGCGCCAACGTATTCATTAGCGACCTTGGAACTCGCCACATCCAGCGTGATGCCGCCCATCAGTTCATTCGCTGCAATGATTAAATCAGCACTAGTGATTAACTCAATGCCTTCTCGCCGATTGGAGTTACGCTGAAGACCTTCGTTACTCATTGATCCGAGACTTTGTTGTAATCAACTTCAAGAAAACGGATACCGTCTTCATCATTAATAATGTAACCAGCTTTTTCCGTTGGATCTATTTTTTGTGCGGCAGATAGGATGCGTCGGAATGTTTCAGCTAGATCGCCGTTGTTGGCACGTTCTTCCTGCTCTTGTGCAGCGTGCAGTTCTTTAAGCGTCAGAAAGAACATACTTCGATCACCGCC